AGAGGAAGAGGAAACCGAAGAGGAAACCGAAACCACTTCAGTCAAGGGGCAGAGGTCAAGGGCTGCCGGCGCAGGTATTCGTTCTGCCACAAGGGGATTTCGGACGTGGGAAGACTACGAAGAAGCCTTCATACACAGCGAAATCTCATTCGAGCAGTATCAAGAGGCTGCTAAAAGATTCAATAAAATTCTCTAAAACAAGGAGGATACACACATGACTACTGCTGCTGATTTGGCTGCTGGCTCTAAGGCAATGATTGGGGCAGCTAGGTATACCTACGAGCCAATTCAGGTATTCAAAAATACTGTAACCGTTCACCGAATGGGCAAGGGTGAAAAGAGTTACTACGTCCCCAAATTCGGGACGATTGCTGTTGAACGTCTGACCGATGGCATAGACATGACTAACTCCCAGACATTAGCCATCACCGGCACAACTCACACTACCAATGAGACGGGAGCCAAGGTCATCGTTACCAGAAAACTGAAACAGCAATTCACAGAGGATGTTGCCCGGTCTGCTGGTAAGGTTATCGGCAATGCTATGGGCAAGCAGATGGACGTTGATGGCATAACCCTTTTCTCTGGGCTTGATAATGGGCTAGGTAGTGGTAGCACAACCTTCGCTCTTGGCTACTCTGCGGCCGCTGTTTCCCAGTGCATCGGGCAAGCCGAACCCGCTCCTATGCCGATGTCTTTCGTTCTGCATCCATACACACTAAATGACATCGTGGATTACCTCGCAACGCCAGGGACTACCAATATACCACCCGATTACCAGATGGCGGTACTTCAGAATCACTTTGCAGGTATCATAAAGATGAATGGGATACCTGTATTCCATGATTCAAATATCCCAATCGCTACTGCTACTTATGCCTATAGTGCTCTGTACTCAAAGGAAGCCTTCATCTATGTGGTTGGTTGGGAACCTGACACCTGGATAGTCTACAAGGATTCCCTGAGAGGTTGGGAAATCGGCATCGTGGCCGACTACGCAATGGTAGAGGAAGACGGCGGATACGGCCGTTATCTTTACTTTAGTGCTGCGGCCCCCACGAGTTAGCATCAAACTATAACCTATTGACACAAGATTTCCAAACTGCTATAATCTTAGTAATAGGAGGTGCAGAATGGAAGTTAAATGTCAACTTTGTGGGAAGGCTTTTGAAGCAAAGAGACGAGATGCAAAGTTCTGCTCAGATTGCCGAATCATCAAAGGTAAGGAATATCGCCGGAAAGCGGAGACCAAAAGAAGATATGTTGGTAACTGTGCAATATGCGGTAAACCAATTAGTCGAGGTTCTAAACGCTGCAAAACTTGTCGCTTTCTTGGCGATAAAAATCCAGCATGGCGTGGTGGAGTTTACAGAGCAGTTAATGGATATATTTATATCTATTCTCCTCACCATCCCAAAGCGAATAAGTATCATGGCAGATATGTGGCAGAGCACCGTCTTGTCTGGGAAAAAGCTCATGGACAGTTGCTTCCCGATGGCTGGTTGATTCATCATATCAACGGCATAAGGGATGATAACCGCCCTGAGAATCTAGTAGCCTTAGAGCCAACTGGTCATTCAGGGAAAACGCTACAACAAATTCTTCAAAAGCGTATCCGAGACCTTGAGTCTCAACTTCAAGCACCTACTTCATTGTAGGAAAGCGAATATAGAAAAATGGAGGTAATAAGAAAGTGACACAAAGTATACCCGCAATCGGAATCGAAGAATTGCATGACCCGAACGACATCATTCAGGGTAGTACGAGGGAAACACGCATCTATTACCGAGATGCAACCGAAATCTCCTTCATCGAGAAAAGCACAGGGAAACAACTGAAACCGCTAACTCCTGAGATAGCAAAGGAGATAAGGCGGAGAGTTGCCCTGGGCGAAGTGGAGGAAAGAAAAGAACCCGTAGAGATTGCGACAACGCCCTTGCCAGCCGATGCCTGGCACATGAACTACTATACCAAAAAGGGCTTCAGGCTCTGGCCTAAAGGCAAAGAACCTAACCGAGAAACACAAGATGCTCTTCTGACTAAGATTAAAGAACTTGAAACCAGATTGGCAGAAGCGTCAGAACCAAAGACAGAAGTAGCCAGTGGGTCAGTGGTTGCCGAAGGGGTGAATCCTCTTGCCTGTCAGGTTAATGGATGCCCTCATTCTGGCAAACCTTTCGCAACATACTTAGGGCTGGCAAGGCACATGCGCAGTAAACATGACCAAAAGTAAGGAGGTATCTATGGGTGAATTAACGGCATCCGAGAAAAAAGCACAGGCTGTCAAGGAGATGATAGCCGAACAGTCTGAAGTGAAGAAAGTGGCTGCCCCAACCGATAAGGGCAAAAAGGCGAAAGCCGATAAGCCTAAATAAAAGGGTAAGGTAAATAAAACCACTACTTCAAAAAAGAGGAGGATTTCAATGAGTAACTTTGCATTAACTGCACCTTTCAGCGCACTTTACGCTGACCCGACCACTAGCCAAAAGGCTACTATTGGTTCGCTGGCATCAGACCCGCTAGGTGGTCTGTGGCGGTACATGAAGGCGGGAGCTGCCATAACTAATCCACTACTCGGAGTTGGCTCGTATGCGCAACCAACAGACTGCACTCCCGCTGCAACGGCAGTTGGCAGTTGGACTATCGCCGTTACTGGCTCTACCGATGCTAGTTGCGTCAAAGACCAGTATGCCAATGGCACTATCATCATCGGTGCTGCGGCTGGTTATAGACGCTGGTATCACATCAAGGGCAATACGGCAAGCTCCACGACCACCACTACCCTGACACTTCACCAGCCAGTTACCTATGCTATTGCTGGGACTGAGTGGGCGACCATCAACACCAACCGCTTCTACGATGTCAGACCTCTCAGTGCTGGGGCTGGCTATATGAGCGTCTGCTGTATGCCTCTTAGAGCTGTAGCCAGTGGTTCATACTGCTGGGCTAAGGTAAGAGGCGAGTGCTTTGGCGTGGTTTCCAGCACAGTTCCTGGTGCTGCTTCCAATGACCGCATGATTGTCTTCCAGGGAACTGACGGAGCCCTCATTATGGCGGATGAGGCTTTCCACGCAGCCAACTCGCAACAACTCGCTGGCTGGCTCATACCGAGAACTGGAGGCACTTACGCCGGTGGCGACCAGACTTTTTGGCTACAAATAGAATAAAGTAGCCAGGTGAGAGAGGGGGGAGGGATTATACCCTCCCCCTTCATAGGGGGTAGATATGCCGATACAAATCGGAACATTGATAGTCAGTGAATCTATGCCATCGGGCAGTGTAGTTACAGAGGCCAACCAAGACGACTGGATATGGCTCAATCCTACTACCGGTAGAATGTGTAGGTATAACCCTTCTACTAGCGAGTATGATAGGGAAATACCAATCCCGCTTGAAGTCACAATGGATGATGAACTGGCTGCTGCTTTAGCAGCGATTGAGTTACTCCCTGGGCCGAAAGGTGACACTGGTGAGCAAGGACTTCCAGGGGCAGACGGTGCTCAAGGCGTTCAGGGTATTCAGGGAGACCAGGGCATACAAGGCCCGCCAGGTATCAAGGGCGACCAGGGTGAACCTGGCGCAAAAGGTGACACAGGTGCTACTGGCGAGCAGGGAATACAGGGCGAGCAAGGATTGCCTGGTGCTGATGGCACACAGGGAATACAAGGGGAAACTGGATTACAAGGTATTCAAGGGATACCTGGGAATGATGGGACTCCTGGTGTTCAAGGTGAGCAAGGTTATCAGGGAGTTCCTGGAGAACAAGGAGTAAAAGGTGATACTGGAGACACTGGGGCAAAGGGGGATACGGGAGACCAGGGTATCCAGGGGATACAAGGGGAGCAGGGTGCTACTGGAACTCCAGGAGCGGATGGTGCTGATGGCTTTCCTCAAATCCTAGTAACTCTCTGGCAAGATGCTGCCTTATCAGCTTGGACTAATATGCCCGCAGCCTTGACTGAGTTCAGGGCAGTTCTTAATACTAGAACCAAAATTGACCTGACTGCTGCTACACAATCTAGGGTAATTGCTAGAGTGGGCGTAGCACCAGTAGCCAATGCCAAGATTAAAGTTCAATACTCCACTGATGAATCAGTTTGGGTTGACCTTTGCTCGGTAACGATGCCAGCAACGGCCAACAAGACCAATGTAGGAAGTTGGACTAATGTTCCAGCAGGGGCTAAGGCTGATGTGTTCCTTAGATTAGTTGGTATAGATGGTGACGGAGCAGCCGACCCGACTTTTGGTTTAATAACTCTGGGGGTAAAATAGATATGGCTATGGCTTTTGTTCAAATCGAAAGTATTGAACCTGAAACGGATACAGGTTATCTAACTTTGAATCTTGAGATTCTGTTTCACTTAGGTGGCACTTTTGATAAAACCACCAATCAGGTAAGCATAATAGCGGGTGATACTCTAGCAGATATAAAAGCTAGGGTTGTATCGGCTATAACTGCTGAAGCAACAAGATTGGGCTATTCTGTCCCGACTACTAATATGATTCTGCCAGCATTTCAAAGGGGTTCATAATGCCGATTTATCAGTATCAATGTTTAAGATGCGGATTATGCTTTGAAAAGTTACAGCCGATGGTAATGCAGGGGAAGGCTTCCTGCCCTGATTGCGGAAGCACAGGCAAACTTATTCCATCGGCACCAGCACCAGCGATAATTCACGAAAAGGAAAGGTTGCGTCTTGGCAGTAAATCCAGAGGTCGCCTTGTTAGTGCTGAGGAGACTGGCGGTATGTCTATCCTTGTTCCTAGCTTTGGTGCTTTGGAGAAAGAGGAAGTTGACTATACTGCCGAAGTAGCCATAGCCCAAGAGAAAGAGAGAGTCAAGAAAGCCGAGCCAAGATTAGCTGCTGTGGCTCTCCAGAATGTGGTTACTGAAACCTTGAAAGCACCTGAAGGAAAGAGGAAAAAATTGCTTGAACAAATAACAAAGGAGGGAATGAGATAATGCCTTACTCAGTGGCTCAACAAAGGATGGCAGGAATGGCTCTATCGTGGAAACGAGGTAGTAAGCCAAAGTTTGACACCCCCGAACATGAAGAGGAATGTCGCAAAATGATGGTGTCAATGTCAGAGGAAGAACTCAGGGACATGGCTTCGGGGCCAATAAAGAAACCAAGGAAGTAGGAGGTAAATACAATGCCCAAAAATCCAATAGATTATGCGACACTAACTGTATCCAGCACGGCAGTCTCTCTTCTTAGTGATGCGAGTCCTACTCTTCCATCAGCTGCTAAGGGTGCTCTCATCACTGTTGAGACTGACCAAGTACGCTATCGTGAAGATGGAACTGCCCCTACATCAAGTGAAGGGATATTACTTGAACCAGGCGATGTTCTAACTTATGATAGTTGGACGAATAGAGAAAACTGGCGGTCAGTACTGAAGGCTGTCCAATTCATTAGAGTATCTACTGAGGCTACTCTAAAAATTCAATACTACGACTAATTGGGAAATAACAGTGGAGGTCTAAAATGATTGAAAGAGGAAATGCCTTAATGGCACGCAATGCAAGGAACATACTTACTGGAGTATGGACTCCAGGCAAAACATTTTATGTGGGTAGTGGCGGTAGTGATACTTATTCTGGATTGACACCTGAGACTCCACTTCTCACAATTAACGCTGCAATGGACAAATGCACAGCAAATAAAGGGGATGTAATTCAGATCTTAGGAGATTCACCTTCCAGTCCTAATGATACTCTAACCATTACTATGGATGTGCCTGGAGTTACACTTAGAGGGTTACTAGGTCGTGGTATGCTCAGTGATTCAGGGTTTGGTTCTCCCACTATAAATGTTCCAACCGTAACCATCGCCGCCGGTTATGTCACCATTGAGAATCTATATCTCGGCTGTAAATCAACAGGGACTACAGGTGGGATTATTGAGTTCAGTGGCACGAATAGTTACTTTGGCGTTACCATTCGGAATGTTTTGTTTGATACCCAGAATATACCTGCCTATGGAATAAAGGTTGACTATGACCAACCATACCTGCTCGTTGAGGACTGTGTATTTGGCAGGCACGACATAACTGGGTTTACCACTGCCAACATCTACATTGGCAACCTGACGGCAGGGATGATTAGACGGAATGTCTTCCCCTGTGTTACTGCGTTAGGTATCAGTGCTGGAGCAAACGCTGGTAACTTCTCCATTCTTGATAATAGGTTTAGTTGTGCCAGTAATACTGTGGGTATGGCCATAACCCTAGCCGATGGTTCTAGCGGTATCTATATTGACGGTAATAGAGCAAACTTTGGTATAACCGATATGGCTAACAACCCGTTCCGTGACCTTAATAATGACGATTCCAATACTTGGGGACTTAACCATAAAGGTGTTACAGCAACCTTGCCAGTAGGAACATAAAGGAGGTTGGTTATGCCTTATCCCGAAACCTATTCGACAATGCGAACTTTGATTTTGCAAAAATTACAAGATACTGGAGCTGCTGTCTTTAGCACCACAGAACTAGACCTTGCCATTACCGAGGGACTGCGTGAGTTCGGGCAACTGCGCCCCTATATCTTCAAGGCTGAGTTCAACCTTGAGAGCCGGACCGGGACTGCCACCACCGATACCGCTAATGCCCTAGTTGACACCACTCTCGACCAGTTCCTCTCCAGCGATGTGGGGAAGTGGGTCTATAATTCCGAGGATAGAACTTGGGCGCAGGTAACAGCGTATGTCTCCGCAACTCAACTGACTCTCTCTAAAGATGCTTTCCCTGACGGCAATGAGCCTTACCAGATGTTTAATAAAGGCTGCACTGACAGCAAGGAAATCAATCTTGAAGCTGGACAGCAGCCTGATGGAGCACTGGGCAGCCGTCTTTTCGACTGGCTTGCTATTGATAAGATTGAATATCCTATCCTTCAAGACCCGCCCTCTTTTCTTAGACGGGGGCAATGGAATATGCAGGAGCAGAATATCCTGAAACTTAAAGTTGATGCCGAACCTGACAATACCAAGAACGCCAATGCTGCCGATGAGGTCTGGATTTACTTTAAGCTAATGCACTGGCTGTCTAAACTGACGACACTCTTAGGCAAGATAGACTTGGTTGCTGGCTATGCTGCGGGCTCAATCTCAATTCATGTGGATGATATGACTGCCAGCGATGTAATCCTAAAGGGGCAGTCATTCAAGATAGACGGCATCAGGGGTATCTACGTTGCCGATTACCAAAGGACTTTAACTGGCGGGGAGAGCGACATATCTTTCTGGCCACCCCTGACGGATGGGGTAGTTGATGATGTTACCGTTCGCTTTATCAGCAACACGCTGGACTTCCAATCCGAAGGACTGTGTGCCGATTTGATAGCGGGCAAGGCTGCCATGAGCAAGGCCAGAAGCTACATCAACAAGATTAACTACGGCCCCAATCCTTATCGCTATATGTGGGAGTGGGGCAAACTGCATTACGACTCTGCCATAGCGGAGATAAAAAGGCTTGAGGGAGATGTCGCTCCAAGTATAACCTTACCATAGTAGGAGAAACGCTTGATAGATTTATCAGCTACTCTTTTAGTTGACCAGAAGGGAGCAGGCGTTACTGGGGCAGCCTACGAACAACTCTGGAAGGTAGTCCTCAGTCTCTCAGGGCAAACGACCAGGGGCTATGACCGGAGCCGTGTCCTTCAAATCCAGCACACGGAAGAAGAGGATAACGGTGTAGCCGAGGTATTGCTCCAGAACTCTGACCTTGCTATTGACTCCACTGTTTCTGCTGATAACTTCGAGCAGTATCAGGGGATTATCCACTACGGCTATCATACTGGCATAAGTCGCAGTGCATGGGTAAAGAATACCGCTTACAAAGCCTATGTGAAAGGGGTATCGGCTGCCGATGTGGTTATTCCCACGACTGTCAACGGCTACCAGTATAAATGCGTTGTGGCGGGAAGCTCTCATGCTACCACCCAACCAACCTGGCCGACTGATTTGGGAGTCAGAGTAACCGATGGCACAGTTACCTGGGAAATGGATGGCAATGCCGGCGATGAGTATACGCCTAGAGCACCGCTCAGAGTTGAAGGGCAGGAGTTCATATCCTCCGAGACGCAGCTAATATGCAGGCTTTACCTCACTGGAATCCCCAACGATATGGCGGGCGACGAGGCTGAAGACGATTACGAGGTTGAAGATACTGATACCAATACCTGCAAGGATTTAATCAGTGCTATTGCGGGGGCTACCCTAGACCCCTACACCAATTACACGGGCTACACAGTAACCTATGACGGCGAGGATTCTCTCATAGACTCTTTCAAGCCGAAGGATTACTTCTCTGTCAATATAAATGAAAACAGGGATGACAAGATACAGGAACTGCTGAACTACACCGGCTGCAAGAGGCGGGCTGAAGCCGATGGCGCAATCCATGTCCTAGTTCCTATAACTGATTATACGAGTATATTATACGATTATGAATACCGTCTGCTGGTAGATACCTACCACACCTTTTTTGCTAAAGCTCTGAGAAACCGCTTTGTCAATCCGAATAAAGAGGTAGTCAGAACTCCTGGCGAAATTCAGCCTCAATACGAAGGCGATGCTACCAGTGCCACCAGCTATGCCTTGAAAAAGAAGATACATACTACTCAACTGAGAGTTACTTCAAGTGCTCAGTGTACCAGCATAGCCGAAGCGAAGATTGGGCAATACGAACTCAATGCCGAAAGAGGCTCAATCAAAGCCCCCCTGAACTGCGGTCAAGAGATATGGGATTACATTAAAGTTACCGATGCCCGTAATGACGATAGCAGGGTAGGGAATGTCCAGTATATTCAGTTTAATTGCAAGTCGCCAGAGATAGACGGCAGTGGCGATTTCAGTATGAACATCCGCTTCGGGCGGGTGAATACCCAAACGATTGGTGCGGTGGCTTCTGGGAAATACATCTCAGAAGGTGCGGGTATCCCTCAATGGCTCATTGACTATATCAATGATATGCTTGATGACATCAAAACTCTTTATTCAAATCAAAACATCATGATTGATAATGCCATTTCATTAAGAGAAAAATTGAATGAACTTATAAATTATATCAATCGGGGCGTTGTCCCTAAGTGGCATATTACTACAGAAGCGAGGGCACCAGTAGATGACAGGTAGCGGAACTCTTTTAGACCCATATATCATCCAAGATGTAGATGATTTACAGGCTATGGAAGATGACCTTGATGCCTACTATGAGTTGGCTTCTAATATTGATGCCTCTGCTACATCTGGTTGGAATAGTGGCTTAGGTTTCAATCCGATAGGTCAGGCAGCGGACTTCACTGGCCAACTTGACGGCAAAGGCTTTGTCCTCAGTAGCCTTTTTATCAATAGAGATGATGCCGCAGCAGCTTTATTTAATGTTAATGATGGGGCAGTTCAGGACCTCGGATTGATTAGTTTGGATACGACAGGAGCCAGTATTGCTGGTATGGTCTATAAGAACACCGGCAGTTTCTCTAAATGTTTTGTAACTGGCGCAGTCAAGATTGGCACTCTAGGCGGTTTTGCTGGCGGTTTTGTCCAATGGAATCAGGGTTCAATAAGTAACTGCTTTAGCAGATGCAGTGTGGCTGGACAGGGTGCCAGCTACGCGGCAGGTTTTGTCCAGTGGAATAATGGCGGCACAATAGACGATTGCTACTGCACTGGTGCTGTATCAGGAGCTACCTTCAATGCTGGTTTCTGCCAGAGCAATGATAACCCAACAGACATTACTAACTGCTTCTGGGACACTCAGACTTCAGGTCAGGCAGCCAGCGATGGCGGGACTGGCAAGACCACCGCCCAAATGAAAACACAATCCACATTCACCGATGCGGGTTGGAATTTCTCAACTATCTGGGGAATAGATGGAGTAAATAATAATGGTTATCCGTTCTTCATTTTCAGCGAACTAACAGGTAGATTTGCTGTGGTGGAAACGGGTTGGCGTTATATAGATAAATATGGAACTGAGCGATATATTATAGGGACACCAGTAACATGAGCAAACATACTTGGGGAACCATTACAACTGAAGTAAAGATAGATGACCACTCGACTAGACATGAAAATGCCGGGGCTGATGAGATTAATCTTGATGGTCTGTCTGGGATGCCTGCTGATGTGGAGACCGAGTTGAATGAAAAGGACTATGGTTTATCATTTGAGGCCCCTGTTACTACCTATACCGATACTACACATTTTAAGGTATCTACCCTTGCTGGTAAGGGTACAGGTTTCTTTAAGCCTGTAGCTGGAACACCCTACGAGATTTATGTAGTTGAGGCAGATGGTGCAGCACCAGAGGGCGAGCAGACTCCAGTAGTAGCCTATACTACGGCAGATGGAACATTTCAGCATACAGCCTTTACTGTGCCTCTAGCTGTGGGGGACATAGTTCTGATTATCCATCCTTTACTCGCTTCACTAGGGACTAAAGCCACTGCTGCTGCGGATGGGGCAGTCACTACCACCGATTACCTGATGGCTTATATCAAGCAACTGGTTACAGAACTACAGGTAGTAGATGCTCTGGTAGACCTCATTCCTACCACCGCTATGAGAGGGACAGACTCTGCCATGCTCGCTGTCAATGGTGCTTTGGAAGCAACTCTTACAGCAATCAAGGGTGGAGGTTGGTCAACTGAGACTCTCAAGGCAATTAAAGACCTAGTGGCAGCTATTCCAACAACTGCAATGCGAGGAACTGATAATGCCTTACTAGCCGCTGACTATATTACAGAAAGAGGCACGGACAACGCTGCCCTAGCCACTACTCTTGAAGATGCCATGCAGAAGTTGACAACTCCTGCCTATAATCAGGATACAGATAGCCTTGAGGCACTTCGGGAATTACTTGATACAATCGCAGGCTACCTTGACAGTGAGATAGCGGCTATTCCTGCTGTGGATACCGAAGTAGGTGATATTCTAACAGATACAGGGACAACTATACCTGGCACTATCACTACACTACAGAATACAACTAACGCCATTACTGCGGCAGGTCCGACAAAGGCAGAGATGGATGCTGCTCATGCACTACTGGCTACTCCCGCTCAGGTTGCTACTGCCATATCAAACTATGACCCTCCGACAAGAGCAGAACTTACTACTGATAAGGACTCCATCATAACAGAGGTTAATGCTAATGAAACTAAGGTAGACACAGTAAAAGCCGAGACAGCCCTCATTGTAGCCGATACTGGTGAACTCCAGACAGACTGGGTAAACGGAGGTAGGTTAGACCTTCTCATAGATGCAATTAAAGCCAAGACTGATACCATTGTTGCTAGTGGTGCTTTGGAGGCAACCCTCGCAGCGATAAAAGGTGGTGGCTGGGCTACGGAAACTCTTGTAGCGATTAAGGCTGCTATTGATGCCTTATCAGGCGGAGGTGTCCCGACAGCCACAGATTGGAAGGGTAGTTTCAACTGGGATACATCTGAATACACAAATACTGAGATAGACATTTCAGCCTTGTTCTCCACGACTTTAGCCTTGACCACTCGGAGGAAATACTCAGTTTACCTTGACTTGACTAATGTTGCGGCAGATGCCAGTTTTGTTTCACTTTACCTTGCTGTCAAAACAAAGATAGACGGTACGAATTATAGAGCCATTGATAGGAAAACAGTCTTGGATGCTGATATTGGAACTACTGCCGAGCCAGGAATTATTATCAGTATTCCTGCTGTGGCTGAGAATGTCCAAATTACCTTACAGATGTCGACTGCTTTAGGAGCAGATGCAACTATATACTATGCTGTGGTAAAGGAGCATCTGGAATGACCATTCTTACAAAGCAAGTAGCAGCAAGCACGGATGATTGTGTAGTCCGTCTCCTTAGTGGTGCTTGGGATATAGACTTGACCAATGTTGGTCAGTCCGTAGGGTACATAACCAGCACAAACTATAAGGTAGGTGGTGGTCTACGGTTTCTCAATGTTGCCATACCAGTTGGTGCAATTATAACCACGGCTTATCTTATATTAACTGCTAGAGTGGCAGATGCACTTACCACAGTTAACTCAGTAATCATTGGTGAAAAGACTGCAACCCCAGCCACCTTTGGCACCGTAGCCAACTATCAGGGAAGGCGGGGTAACAGCCAAGGTGCTGTTGGTTGGGATGCTGGCAATCCTACAACTGCTTATGTTAACTGGGATGGTATTGATGCTTGGGAGGTGAATGCTAAGTATGCTTCCCCTGAAATCAAGACGATTATTCAGGAGATAATAGGTTTACCTACATGGTTAGGAGATGGTACAGACGATATAGTTATCTTTTGGGACGACCATGCAAATAGAAGTACCCAAACTGCCAGCACACGCAGACAGGCTTATTCTTATAATGATACTCCTGCCAAAGCGGCTCAGTTGTATATTGAATATGTAGTACCAACACCAGTAGCAGATGGAGACTTAATAGGAATAGCTATTATAAGGAAAAGTTAAGGAGGTTACAATAATGGAGACAAAGCATTTTTATGTCAGCAAGACACTATGGGTGAACTTCATCGCTATCGTAGGCATTATCCTGAATAGCCAATTCGGGATAGAACTTGATACTGAAGTTCAGGCTGCATTTGCTACTTCTATTCTAGCCATAGTGAACATCATCCTGAGATTTACCACATCTCAACCAGTAGGCAAGTAAGATGAGCGATGCCACGCTAGAAGAAAAGGTTGATAATCTACTAACCGAAGTAGCCTCAATCGCCACGGCTCTGAAGGGCTATAATGGTGGGACTGGACTTCTCAAAACATTCGAGCAGCATTGCAATCAGGACAGGGAATTCCGTGCCGATTATTATCAATTTAAACGAAAGTGTGTCGGGATATTTTGTTTTATTGCCGGTGGTAGCGGTCTAGGGTTCGGCATTGTCAAAATCACAGAGCTGTTCCGATAAATAAAAGGTTGTTTATTAATCTTACCCCCTTTCCCCTGATAAGGGAAGGGGGGATTTTTTGTTATGCAAAAATATTTTGCAAACTATTGACAAAGGCATTTTTTAGTGGTAAGATTGGTATTACCATGACAAAAGCAAGGGACACAGTAATTCTAGCAGTAAGAATCAAAAAAGACCTGATGGCAAAGGTTCAACAGAAGGTAGACAAAAAACAGGTTAGTCGTAATAGCTGGGTTATTTGGACAATCGTTCAAGGACTGAGAAGCCATAAGAGGAAAGACTAAATGATGGCTCAATGCCTCGCTAGACACGCTACAATCGAATTCTAGGCACTTTATTGGCAAGGGTAATGGAATGGATAGGGAGGGTTAAGAAATGGCTATCGCATGGCAACACTTATCACTAATACAGCAAGCCCAAATCTTACATCTCAGACCTGATTTAACTTTTGAAAGAGACTTGGCGATGGGCAATTTTCCTAAATGCACAAGACCCTTTTGCGGTGGCTCGATAATGCCAAATGATGAAGGCAAACTAGAATGCACATTATGCCAGAGGACTTTTGACAAGCAGGGCAATGAGATTAAGCCGATAGTGGGAGTTATTTCCCATAAAGGCATGGCGTTTCATAGAGTATAAATAGGAGGAAGGGTGAGAAAATGGCATTAACTGAGAAGCAAGTCATATCTGGCTATCACAGACCAGTATGTCCAGAGTGCAACTGCGAAATGAGACCTGAAACAAACGGGGTGGGCGTATTGGACATGGCAGACTTCGGTCCCTGCGACTTGTATGATGCTGACCTTTGGAAGTGTCCACGCTGTGACAAACTAGTTATTGGTGGCTTTGGGTACGGTCCTATCTCAAGCCACTATAAAGAGGATTTTCAGAGGATGATTGAACATTACAAATCCAGAAAACTACTATACAAAAATACAGGATAGAAAGAGGAGGGAAACCAAATGACTGAGAAAGAAGCTAAAAAGCCAGATTATTCCAATAGTGCGGAGAAACTAATCAATCCGCCAGAGGTTAAAGCCTTGCTCGATAAACTCCACAATGAGCAGGGTGTCATGACTTCCCTCGAAGCCGAACTCCAAGTCCATTGTGCTGAAATAGTTGAAGCTATTGCCAAAAGCGGTGTTACGATAACCGAACTCCAGAAGCAAATCAAGGCAGCGGTTGAAACTCACGGCTCATACCAGAATGTTGAGGCTGGAGAATATGCGGTCAAGTACCGGCGCATGTCGAAGTCATACCATGTCGAGCCTTTCAAGAAAATCTATGAGAAGTATGCCCCGGCGGTAATCGAGGAAACAATTAATGTCAAGGCTCTGGAGGGCTTAGTAAAAGGCGGGCTTATCAGCGAGGAAAACCTGAAAGCGAATGGGACAATAACCGAGACCCCGACTTTTGCTTTCTTTATCAGGTGAGATGATGGTCTACTATCTCGAAAGCGATGATAGAACGCTACTCAAGAAGCTCTTAAAACGAAATGTCTGCGCTGAATGTGGTAGCCAACTTGAGAGTTTCTTTGATTTGCAGAAGAAGCTACCTTATCTTCAATGCAAGGCTAATCCGAAACACGAAGGCATAGCCAGAGAATTTCAAGAACCGAAAGAGTTGAATATACCAACAAGGAGGGAAGAAATGGAGAAAGAACACGGGGAAGAAAAGACAACGGCTCTTATGAGGTATCCGACTACCGGGGTGCTCTCAAAACAACAGGCAATGGAAGTGCTAAGACTGGTTTATCCCGAAGTGCCCGACAACCAGATAATAAGGACTGCCATAATTTGCAAGGACTTCGGCTTGCACCCTCTTATGAAAGAAATCTACATCATCCCCTTCGGTCAGGGAGAGAAACGAACTTGGTCCACAGTCCTGGGCATCAATGCCACACGCAAGATGATGGCTCGTTTTGGCAGTTTCTCTTATGTAGACAATACACCACGGGTAATGACAGAGGAAGAGCAGAAAACTATCTTTGGCGAAGTCCAGACAGATAGGATAGTAGCCATAACCAAACTAAAGACTAAAGGTGGACTCGAAGCTCAGGGATATGGTCATTATCTCCTCAAGGATACGCCCTACGGAACTGATAAAGGTAACACAAAAGCTAACATGGCTTTTATCAGGTCCGAGAGACAGGCTTTTAGCAGACTATTCCCCGACTCCATCCCACAAGATGTTGAGGTTATTGACGAGGCTTACATCGGGAGTGAAGTCCGGGTAGTGGATGAAAAGACAGGGGAGATTACCGAAGCCTCAGACATCGAGGGTGCTGAAACTGAGGATAAACTTGCCGAAGAAGTGAGACAGGAAATGCAAACCTCTAAAGAGAAATCATCAGAGTCTAAACCAGAGCCAACTCCTGCCAAAGAAGATAGGCGAGTCAACAACGATGAGCTCCTAAAACTCGGTGATATGATAAAGCAGACTGGTGTAACCCTAACTCAACTCGGCAAGTATATGAAGGTTGACAAGAAGTGGGAAGTCTCCAAGTTGGGCGACCTGAAGAAATGGCAGTTCGATGAAATCATGGCGGCCTTTCAACGAGGCAAGGATGAGGCACCCAAGGGCAAGTTACTTTAAGAATTGAGTGGTGAATAAGTTGATAGATATGGGTGAAACTATAAACGGGAAAGAAATCGGTTATCCGTATTCTCACAAACGAATATGGCGAGCATGTATTGATTGTGGGAGGCAACGTTGGGTTAGAGAACAACGTGGCAAACCACGAAATCCAAGATGCCATTCTTGTGCGAATAAACTCCGGCATATAAGAGCAAAGGGACTTGATGCCAACCATTGGAAGGGTGGTCGCAATAAGATTAGAACAGGTTATATTGAAATACTAGTTTTGCCAGATGATTTTTTCTATCCGATGGCTCAAAAAAGCAGGCGGTATGTGTTAGAACATCGCCTCGTTATGGCAAAATATCTTAACCGATGTCTCCTACCTTGGGAAACGGTGCATCATAAAAATGGTATCAAAGATGATAACAGGATTGAGAATTTGGAACTCTTACCTAAACAAGGCAAACATAATACCTTTTTGAACAAAGAGGTAAAAAGACAAACTAATCTAATCAAGCAATTGGAGGCAAGGGTTACATTGCTGGAAGCTGAAAACGTAGAACTAAGGTGCTCTATGAGCACACTAGTCCCCACCTAGCCTGAATAAAGGAGGGGTAGAATATGGGATTATATGATGAGGAAGTAGATTGCTGGTTGACAAACCATAACGCTTTCTTCTTGTTCTTTTGGGGATTGTTTGTTTGCATTAGCGCTCTTGTATTAATGCCCTTTGAAGTTTATTGGAATATTAAATATAAGGTTAAGCGATGGAGAGGGTAATTTCCTAGATGCCGAACGATAAAGATAGTTTCTACATCAAGCTGGATGTAAATGCTTACGATGACCCGAAGGTAAAACTTCTCCGTAAGTATCACGAGAATATGGCTGCCTTCGGAAGCTATATTCTTATCGCCTTGAAACTCAGGCAAGAGGCGGATTGCAGTTTAGGCTATGATGAGTTTACCTTTGAGGCGATAGGTATTGACTTAGACAAAACCCCAGAGGAAGTCAAGAAGTTCATTGACGACTGTATCAAATTCCGCCTGTTCAAAAAAGAAGATGACAAGTTCTTCAGCGAGAGAGTGAACAAGGATAAGGCTAAACTTGAATCCATCAGGGAGATAAGGCGTGAGGCTGGCAGAATATCCGCCGAAAAGAGAAAGCAACTAACTTCCCCAGAGCCACCACCCAAACCAAAGTCGGTAAAGAAACCTGAAACAACTACCAAACTCAATGATGTTCTGATACCCACACCGCTAGAATCGGAGTTGTTAGCCATCTGCAAATCATTATCCGGCTGGCAGTATAAAGAGGGTGAAGATTTGGAGTGGCTCAGGGCAATCGGTAAAGAGTTCAGCAACCTCACTATCGAGAACATGAAATCCCTTGCCGACTACTTCAGCGATAAGCCAGAGCGGACCGGTGCTTGGAAGAACAGGATTAGGAACTGGCTGAAGCACGATACCAAATTCAAAATTGAGAAGCAGCCTGATTATAAACCTAAATCTCAGGGCAAGAGTCTTGGCATGGAGATAGAGGAATGAGAGAACGCTTACCAACTCACATCCAAAAATACTTACAAAGTCTTTTTTCCAGCAAACAACTTGAATCAGAATACGGGGATTGTCCTGATTGCGGAAAGAAAGATATAGAATTCAAAGTATGGCAAATTGGGGATGGCACTATTAAGAAATATAAAAACTGCCCTGATTGCATTAAAAAACAGCAGGATGAAGAAGAAGCCAGAGAAAAGATGGCAAAGCAGGCCGAGATAATCCGAAGGCGTAAAGAGTGGCGGTTGAAGTGTGGCATCCCCCCTAAGTTTATGTTTGAAGATTTCACTACCTTTGATGTTAAAAGACCTGTAACTGGGATTAAGAACGCCTACAATCGTTGCCTTTGCTATGCTCAGAACTTCCCTCTTGATGATTCGTACCTGAAGTATCCCTCTCTAATTCTGTTCTCAGAGAATAGCTGGGGAATCGGCAAGACCCATCTGGCAATAAGCATCTGCCATGAGGTATTAAATCGCTGGAATGGTGAGCCGATGGGCTGCCCGGTGAAGTTCATAAGCGAACCCGATTTGTTCTCGCAGATTCAGGCTACTTATAGTTATAACTCGGAAGAAGCGAAGTATCTGCCAAGCGAAACCGATATTCTCAACCAGTTAATCACAGTAAGGCTTCTTGTTATTGATGACATTGGGAAGCGTAAAGTCCAAGACCCGACATTCAGGCAGAGGATATTCTTCTCTATCATTGACGGCAGGTATAAAACTATGAGACCGATGGTGATTACCGCTAACCTCAATCCTGATGGGATAAGGGATTTCTTAGGTGGTGTTGAGAACGAAGCCAGTGCTGACCGTCTTTTTGAGATGACAAAAGGCAAAGCATTAAGGTTAGAAGGCGAGAGTTACCGGAGAAGTAAATGAAAAAAGGCAAGTGCAGTCGTTGCAAAAATAAAATGCCGGCACTTCGTAGAAGATGGGGATTCCTGCCTTTGTGGTTTTTCCCTATCAGGATTCAGCTCCACAAGTGGAAGACGATATTGCTGTGCGATGATTGTTTGAAAGAAGTTAAAAGGCTTCACTTATGAATTCTAAATTAGTTAAAAAACTGCGTAAATATAGCAAGCGGAACTGGATTGAGTATGTGAAGGAAGTAAGGGGTTGGCCGTTTACAGCACGATGGCGACTATGCTGGTTTATTCTATTTGGCAAAAAGAAGGATAAATGAGAAATCCTGCTCTAGCAATAACCGAAAAGGAATTTCTAGGTCAAATTAAAGACTTGGCTAACCTAATGGGATGGGCATTTTATCATCCCTTCCTGAGTAAATGGTCGGAGAGAGGCTGGCCCGATGTGGTTCTCGTAAGACCACCAAGAATGATACTGGCAGAATTAAAGACTGACACTAGCAAACTAACGAAGTATCAGGCTAGATGGCTTTGGATGCTGAGGAAAATTAAAGGTATTGAAGTTTATATTTGGAGACCTCGGCACTTAGAGCATATCGCCCAAATACTTGCTGGTGAGGTGAAGAAACATGGATAAGATTGAGGAAGTAAAGAAAGAAATTCAACAAGCGTGGTGTGATGGCGACAGAAATCCAAAGGATAAATTTGGTGACTTTCTAAGTAGGGCATCTCTTCGAGTCTGCCAGTTATTTGAACCCGAACAGGCACAGCCAGAATTGTTGACAGATTTGAGAGAGAAGATAGCCGTAGCTCTTTATGGGAAATTAGGTTGGAATGAACTGCAAGAGCAAATGCGTGATTATTACAGGTGGAGAGCGGATAATGAAATCCTATCTCTAGTTACTCCCCTATTAGCTGAAGGGGCAAGGAAGAGAATAAAGGAAGTGGTGGATTGGATAAACCATAATTACTGGACAGGTTTAGGTAGCTATACTATACCTCTAAAGGATTGGCAAGCCCAACTTAAAAAATGGGGGATAGAATAAGCTCTTAAAGGAGAGAAGACATGAGTGATAGATTGTTTGAATACAATAAAACTTATTCCGAGGATGACATTCTGAAAGTGGCTACACCAGTAAATCACCAAGGCGAATATTTAATTGCGGATTCCCCCAATATAGAATACTGGTTTATAAGAGATGGGCACTTTTGGAAACTTGACCATACTTGGGGGCATTTTATTATAGGCAAAAGGCGTGGTGAGTTTCCCAAAGGAGAATGAAAATGTTTCAATTTGTTAATTGGTTTCCCGAATGGAGGGGTTTCTACTTCTTCAGGTGGCATAAAGAAAAATCTTGTATGGCATATATTTACGATTGGTTTTTCGGTTTTGCCTTTTGGGAAATTAGAAAGTGGCATCAATTAAAAGAGGGTGAACTTCCTAGCAAGGTAGAATGAGCGGGCTTCATTTGGAGAATAGGGAGTGAAAGTTCTGGTAGCTTGTGAGTTCAGCCAAGTAGTAACCAAAGCCTTCAGAGATAGAGGGCATGAGGCTTACTCGTGTGATTTGCTACCCACTGACGGCAATCCCGATTGGCACATTCAGGATGATGTTTTGAAACACCTCAATGATGGTTGGGATTTGATGATAGCTCATCCTCCCTGTACTTATTTATGCCAAGCGTCTAACGCTAATTTGATGCGAAAAGATAGGCAGTATCTCAATGTGGCTGATAAACGGAGAGCTGCTTTTGATTTTGTGATGAAGTTAGCCAGCGCCTCCATAGGAAGAATTGCAATTGAAAATCCGATAGGGTATCTCAATATGGCATGGCGGAAGCCAGACCAAGTCCTACGCCCATATATGTTCGGTCATTCTTACCGCAAGGATATTTGTTTATGGCTAAAAAATCTACCCCTACTTAATCCTTCCTGTGCTTTATATGCCCCGAAACCCTGGAAGAAACTAGATTTTTGGTCTGATAAACGCAATCCGAATGGGCGTTCCCTGAAATCAATAACATTTCAGGGTATTGCTCAAGCTATGGCAGAGCAGTGGGGAACATTGCAGCCACTAGTCCCATTGAGTAAAGAGAGGTAAGTGTGGCTACTATGGGCGATAAGCATTGGGACTTATACATTGAGAAGATGCGAGAGGTAGAAATGCTGGTCAATCTAACTGCTTTCTTCACCCTTGAAACTGCTAGGGCCGTGATGGAAGCCAGCTACTACGCCGGTGAAACCGCCATAGAAGTTAAGAAGTATCTGAAGAAAGGCAGAGTGAAGTTATGAAGGTAAGGAAATTACTGCTGCCCTTTCTCGGTATCCTAGTGCCAGTTGCTTTAATCTTCTCTTTCCTGATTTGGGTTTTTCTTATATACTTATTGGTAGCAGACAAGATATACGATTGGGTCATGGAGAACCAGCATGATTGAGAACTGCCCGGTGCCTTTGTGGTTTCGGCTGACACTTGGGTATAAAAGTAGAGGAGAAGAATTGCGAAATCGCAGGGCACAACTAGCCTTGTGGGGCTACCAAATGAAAAACTACGGGTTTAAACTTGAAATACCATCCCATCCTATTACCGAGAGCAAAGAGGAACTTGCTTTTATTCAACGACAAAAGCCTCATCATTTGAAGAAGGTTGCATGACCGAGGAATTTTACAGTCCTGCTGAGATTAACTTCTCCCGCTCTCAAATTCCATTCCTCATTAAGCATCTCTATCTTTTACGCATCGGCTCCTGGCCAAGCGATTTTAAGCAAACTGGATATTCAGGCGGTCCTAAACGAGGGCAGAAGCATGGCAGTTACTTTGAAAGCCCTGTCTCGATTGCTGCCGAATTGGACTTCCGACTAGAAAGAGTTGGAGTTGACGGGATTCTGTTAGAGTTAATCTGCATCATAGAGCCCGAAGATAGGTTGAGTTTTGAAAGCCATTTAGCCCAGGCTTTAAGAACTGACCTTGAATCCATTGACCGCAGGATAAAAACGGCGATGTCATACATATCGGGCTGGAAGCGCAAAAGTTTTTCATATCGTGAGTATAAACAGCATCGCAGAGAGCATAGAAAAAGGCGGGGTGAATAGTTTACCATTGCCCCGCCTAGTTGAAATATCGCCTACACGATTCTACAAAGTCTCAACTTAGTTTTAGAGTTTTTATAAGCTGGTAAAGTTCCTCTTGCTTCTCAGCAACAACCTGAAAGTCTTTTAGTTCGGTATCTTTGACCTCCAAATCTACCAACTCTTTTAGAGCATTAGCAATGGTGGCGAAATAGGCTATTGGTTGCCATCTAATTGCCCCTGTCTTTTTAACCTTCACTGGCTTATATAGTGTGACATTAAGACTATCCGATTCAATTTTGTATTTATTACCTATTAGCATCTTACTTTCCCTCCTTCTTATTCATTTTCTCTCTTATCGCCTGGTCAATGAAGTCTCCTACAAAGAGATGTTCCTTCTTCGCCTGAGCTTTTGCCTGCTGGAATAGTTCTTTGTCTCCCCGATAAAAGATTTTAGATTTCATGACTTTACCGCCTCCAATAGTTCGGGGCTCTCCCATACATTGCCGATGACTTCCATGTTTTCTATAGCTCCGAATGAAACACCATATTCAGAAAATCTATAGTGGAGCATAAAGCTTCCTTTATCCGAGGCATAGAAAACATTAAAGTTAGTTGGCTTATTTAACTTAGCAACCGACCAGTCCGCTTTCAAAATATCCCCTTCAAATATCTCCTTGCCGTTCTTGTCCTTGAGTCCTGTGTATTGTCTTCGGTAGAGATGGTCAGTTATGCCTTTGGGGAAATATGTAGTGCACTGAATAATATCATCAGTGTCAAGAACATAATACCAAGCACCACCATCAAAATTAGGGTCGTAAGATTCATAGCCTATTCGCTTGCTACTTTGCTCATCCTTCCCTTGACGTAATTCCAACTTAATCTCTCTCATTTCTTATCTCCTTTCTCTGTTCAGTCTAACTAGGTTCTTTATAACTCCCTTGGCACTCTTCATACTGGAGTCTGTCTTAAACTGCGTCTTGCCATTGACCTTGACCTCAATACCTAGAGCGTCAATCTCGGCTTGAGTATGGTCATACCGGTGCCTAAGATACCAAGTTGTTCCACATATCGGCTCTGTAATCATGCCTCACTAACCTCCTTCTTTTTCAACGGCTTTCTATTCTCACAATGCCCACTCCTGATTTGAGGATTGGGAACCGGGCAACATGGCCGTCTCTGCCTGAGTTTTGTCTTGTCTGATAGTTCGCAGTACCGGCACTGGCGGTCCTTAAACTCTTTTGTCTTCCTGTTCTTCGCACCCATCAAACTTTCCCCTTTACTATTCTTTCTGCCTCGGCTAGTAATGCTTCTTTGGCTTCATCCATCTCCTTCGCCGCCTGCCATAGTTTGTTTATCGGACACTCTGCCTTGTTGAGTAGCGGGCATGGCTTTATCCGGCATTTAGCCTGTAAGCAACCAATCAATTCATCTGTCATCTTATTTACCCTCCGCTTTTGCTAGGACTTCAAGGCGGGCTTCCCGTTCTTGGCAAGAATTACAAGTTTCGTGTTGGGGATTAAGCCTTCTGCAAAGTGTGCATATTATCTCATCAGCCCATTTTAATTGTTCGTAGCAGTCAGGGGCGGCGCCTATCAGGCGGGCATTGAAGTGCCTATCAATTTCACCAATTCGGGTAGCGTCTGTCTGGATAGTATAAGTCCCAACTGCGTTTTTAACCGCCTTCCATTCCCCCTTAGTATATTCA